ATTTTTTACCTGATTTAAAATATCTAAATCAGTAATATTTAAATTATCAATGTTAATATCAACAACGTTAGATTTAGATTTCAAATTAGCACCTAATGTATTAAGTGTATCAATATCATCAGAATAATTTCTCATACCACATGGTAAGGAAATGTAAATATCATCTATTTTATTTACATTTCTAGTATAAACAGTTACAATTTCATCTTCTAAAGATAAAGGTTGTAGGGATAATAATAAATTGCTTATAGCATTATTAGCAGTTATGTTTGATAAAAGAATATCTCCATTAAAATCTGCACTTTTTAAAGTTATATCTCCAAATAATATTTGCTTATTAGTATACTGAAGTGAAAGTACATTATATTTAAAAATCTCAATAGTATTTAAATAGACTATACCTACCCCTGTAAGATTATTAAAGGATATATACAAATCATTATTAGTTAAATCAGATAATGTGACGGTTTTACTAAATGTTTCATAAAGGTTGGATGCGTTATCAAAAAACTTAAACTTAAAATTGAGATTTATACCAACCTTTTCAATAGTTATACCAGCGTCTATTTCATTAACATGCGACTTTATAGAGAAATCATTATTAAAAAACTTAAACGCTAAGGTATAACCTCCATTAGTGTTAATAGTCTTATAGTAGTTGGGTGCATTCCTTTCCTGCTGCTTTAAATCACAATATTTCAATTGCATTTGATCTTCCACCACCTTAATATCTTCAATTCTTTCGTAAATATATTCTCCTTTAGCTTCGAAAGTAAGGTCGCTTAATTTATCAAAAAACAACTTTTCAGTAACGGAAGCTTTTAAATTGGAATTACTTTCAATAAGATTTTCTATTACACCATCATATGTAATATTATAGATAGGCTTACCACCTAATGCGGTTGCTTTAGATACTAAGTCTGGGTAGTAGTACCTATCAACCCAAATTCCTTCCTCCCCTGGCATACCTGAAAGCCAAGTACATAAATATTGACCTTCAGTAGCAGGTATGTTGTCTAGCTTTTTATATACCCTATCTGCAAAATACGGATATGGAAATGCAAAAGATCCAGACTCTACAAATTTTGTATCGTTGATATTGAGTCTACCAAAAGGATTGAGAGAAGAAGGAGCTGTAAAGGAAGTTGATCCAGGAGTTATTTTATAGGATAGATTATACGCTACAAAATTTAATTCAAGAGATGAATCTTCTTCCGCGTCAATATCATTAAGTATGGAGGTGTAATTCCTTATCTTATCGTTAAATACTAAATCGTTATCTGAACTAAGCAAGTTGTTAGAAGAAGTATAACTATCCGATGTGTCAGCTATGTTTTTTAAATTTATTACATTAAATGTACTATTATTTGAACTACTATTTTTATAAAAAAGGTAATTAGATTCTATATCAAATGAACTTTTATCTGTATTTACTAAATATTCAGTACCTGTGTATTCAATAAACGATGTATTAATAGGGTCTGTTACTATAGTGCTTTGATTAAAAATTATTTTAGCTGATGTACCGTTAATGTACAAGTAGTTCACGTTTTCGAATTCATTAATAACCTGACCTACTAATTTATTTTGACGCTTTCTTATTATATACTTCTTATTACCTTTATTAACAAGGAAGGTTAAATATTGTATCCTACCCGACTTAGTTAGAATATACTCAATCTTTCTACTTTCTTTATTAAGTTTATTTTCATTTACAAAAACAACAGGTATTACACCACCCTCTTCAAGGTCATCTGTGGCTACTAGATAGTATTTTTTATTATTATTGATATATGAAACAGAGCAGTAAAATCCATCTATAAATTCAATATTAAACAAGGTAGAGCTATCGTCTTGATCATTACTAAAGCTAGTAGCTCCGAAGAAATCAAAATCTACAAAGTTATCAGTATCTCTAAAATACTGTGGTCTGATATCTTTAACAAACTTAAGGTAGTTGCCTGTTCCGGTACATTTCGCAAATTGTAGCGATGTGTAAATCGAATTAGGCTTTAATTTCTCAGATTTAAATTCAATAAAATTATCTAGTGTATTTAAATTGGTAAGGTAGAAATCAGTATAGTTTTTATTTTTAAAGTCTACTGCTCCAGAAAGCGCTGTAATAAAATTGAAAGAAAAATTACCGGCATATGTTCTACTAAACTGTGTTAAGTTGAGAGAGTCTATACATAAACCTACATCGTTAGATTTATATGTACTTAAACTTACAGTAGTTGAGCTCATTACTATATATTTAAGCCACTATCTCTGTTTTAAGGAATCAAATTACTTAACAATAATGACTTCGGTACCGTCCTTATTATCTACTACTACATTTTCATTAACCTGTTCAACTTTTTGCAAATTCTCACCTACATCATTAACAATAAACGATGTAAATGAATCTTCATTAGTGTTATTTGTAGTCTCAATAATATAGTTATCTATCTCAGTTCTCAGCTGTAGTGTGGTATCGAGATCGACATTGTTAATTATCTCTACCCCCTCGAGCATAACATCTCTAATATTTTCGTAATATCCTTCAGTTCGAATATCGACTGGAATATTAAATTGGGTAATATCACCGGTGGTATACTGTATACCAATTTTTAGGGTTAACGATTTTACTAAACTGTTAGGAGATGGATAGTAAATATGCGTATAATCAGTATTGAGAAATGGCGGGGAAACACCTTTAGTAATTTCGTTTAATATACTTTCTGTTCTATAATTAATAAACGTCTTTATTTCAGGCTCGAAAACATCTGATCCGTCTCCCCAGTCAATAACAACGTAATAAGGAAATACTTCTGAAAAAATATTTTTTAAATCTATTGATACTTGTGTTTGATCAAATAGATTTATGGTATCAAAATTAGAAGTTAACGATGTTGAAGTTGTAGAAAGAGAAATATTGTACGAATTCATAATATTAAGGAGTTATAGCTAGTCGTTCCCGCACTTGTGCCAACTGACAGAGGTGATGAACTTAAATTAAAGTTAAATGAATCTAATGTATTAGTACTTTCAAACGTAAAGGTCTTATTATCATTAACAGCTTTAACGTAATCATCCCTTACAAACGATACGTTGCTATTATTATCTATAAAAAAGTTATGACTAGCTATAACTGGTGACATATTTTGATCTTTAACTAAATAGCTCAAATTAAATGCATCTATATCACCTCTATAAGTAATGACAGGGGTATCAACTTTATCATATAATACGTCATAACCTGATAAAATAAATCTATTAATATTATTGCTAAGCTCTAAATTATTTTTTGGGAATATCTTTGTATTAGTTTTATCTGTGTAACTATACTCGTATATTTCTGGATAAACTGACAGAGTTTTTGTTTGTGTTGAGTCCTGTTCAACTTTAAGTTGATAGTAGTAAACATAAAGATCTTTTTTAAATCTATTACTTATTTTATCAAAATTATTCGTATTTAAGGGTAGAGAAATATTATTATTAAACGGATCTTTAAACTCTCCTTCTTTAAATTCTAATTGCTCAATCACAAAGTAGCTACTTGTTTGTATGAATAGTGTATCATACATTAAATCGAAATTTAATACTTTACTTGAAAGATTATCTACAATAGCTGTACTATACTTAGATGATAGGTATGGTAGCAAATCAAAAATTTCTCCTCCTGTGTTTGTTGATGTGTTTTTAACGTAGAGTTTACCTTGTAATTTTTTAGAGTTAAATTTACTAAAAGCTGCTGACGTGTTATTAACTACAGTTGTGTTTTCAAAAACTGTATCATCATAAAAATAACTTTCAGGTTCTATGTCATATTTAAAATTTAAACTATCTGTAAATTTACCCCCTTCGTAACTGCTATACAACTCATTTAAACTAGTAAGTTGAAGACTTAAGGAAAAATTACCAGTTAAACTCTCAGTAACTGCAGTAGTATCATCTAATAAAGCACGTTGTATGGAACCGCCTGTTACGCTAGCAACACCACCTTCTATTAAATCAGAGTAAAAGAATTGCTGGGTAGAATTAGAAAAAGCGCTTAAATCTGAAGAAGTAGGGTCTGGTAAAAAAGCAGAATCAGACTTCATAAAGTACGCACCGTCTATAACACCTGATGTTTCAATCTTGTTATTTAAAAAATCAACGTTAGTAGTAGTAGGCTCTATAAGCTCTTCATAAGGGCAAAAATATCTAAAGAATAAATTATATGCAGAGGCTGGAAAAAACGGAGTTGTTTCTCGTGCAGTTAACCCGTTCGTAAACGAAGATAGGCCTGACCTTTTTGTCTCTGTAAAGGTAGTTGTATCAACAGTATTATAATTAAAATTGAACCCTTCATTGTACAAATTATCATAAAATTGATAACCATTCAATATAAGATTCTTAATAGCTGGAGGGGTTTTAATAGTTAAATTATCTCTAAAGTAATTACTGTCTTTTACTAAACCAAAAATATTTCCAAAAAGATCCTTTTTACTATCATCTATATAGCCTTGATCAAAAAGAAAAGCTAAATCTGTATTTTCCGTTCTTCTATCAAATTTGGAACTATAACCAATGTAAGATGTATCCTCCTTACTTGTACTAGGTTGTAATTTAGCTACTCCACTGGAAATATTTTTAAAGAAATCACTGGGCTCTATGTTAAAAACTAGTATATCCTGATTATTAGTAAATACTTTCGGATCGGGAAATATAAAAAGACTATCAGGTTCGTATTGTTTGCTTAATTCAAAGTCAATAGCTGGTGCCTGTATAACATTAATACCTGTGTTAGTAGGTCTAAAAAATCCAGCCTCACGTTTTGTACTTATCTTATTAGCAAATATACTAGCAGTAGAAGGATGTTGTTGATTTAGAAAATTACTATACGGCTGCTCTGCTTTAATAAGGATATCATATACATATTCCCCGGTTGAATTTGAAGAAATATAATAAAAATCAGTACCGATATATTTTTCAGTAAGGGTTCTTTTATTATCGAAGATACTATCTGCTTCTAAGTATAGCTTTAAAACTTCACTATAATCCTTAAATACCTCTGATACTAACTCCGTGTTAGTAGAGAGAAATATATTATCAGTTGGTAAATCATCAGGACTATAACTTAAAAAATGCTTACCATAATCTGTTTCGTCTGGTTCTTGATTGAAGTATGATGTATATACATCAAAGTATTCAGTTAAAGAAACGCGTATATTGTTTTTTATACTTCCGATATTATAATCTATTGTACTATCTTCACGATTGCCGAGAAAATTAAGTATTGTACTATAGGCACTTTTAACAACATTGAAGTTACTCGTTTTGGTTTTAGATCTACTTGAAGAGTTGTATAAATTAACACGCTCTAATCTATAATATTCTATAACTTCTCTTAACTTACTACTAAAAAATGAAACTGCTATAGCTATATCATTACTATCGTCAAAATCAAGGTATTGCAGAAATTTCTTTTCTGTTGTATTACTAAAATTAATAGTAATTTCCTTTAAAAAATCTCTGTACCTATCTATTATAAGACTACTACTAGATGATCCTTTATTGTTAATCTTATTATTCCAGTTATTGAGATATACTGTATAATATTCTTGTAATGTAGCTGGCTCATACTCTATCGAAACTACCTTGATAAATTCTATAAGAGAAAAGGCTTGGTTTCGATCTAAAGCATTAGAATCTAATACATTACTATTAGTAATAGATTGTGGTACTTCAGGATAACCTTTTATTACATTTTCCATTAATATTATTTATTTTAGATTATAGATAAGCTACTGAACAACGCGTTACGGATTGCTATATCTTCAATGTTATTATCTCCCTTAAAACTACTTAATGCAGTAGATGTATCAAATGTATTTAAAACATCCGCGTAGTTTATTATACCATCATACACAGTTCCTTCAACTCCTGAAGTATACTCATAAAATGTGTAAAACTTAGATAAATCGGTTGAAGTAAACGACTCCGGTAACACTAATGGCCATCCCCAATCGCTGTTAAATTCACTCAACTTATATTGCAATGTATCTACTGCACATATTGGTTGATAGGTATTTAAAAGAGAATAACCATTACTAAACTTTTCCAAAGCTACTATATCTATACCAGCAGTTACTGTATATGAATAAGTATCAAGCTCGGCACCTAGATTCTTACCATACACATCCTTTGAGGCTATTCCCTTATCGTTAAAGTTTTCCTTAAACTTGTTTTCAGTTCCTTTAAATTGATTATAATCAGTTGAAAACAAGCTCATCAATCTTACTACTTCTGGAGGAAAGTTGAATAGTGATTCATCGTAGACGTTAGCCGACTCATCTAATAGATTGCTAATATTAATAAGGCTGTTTAAATCGCAAGTATCGATATTAGTTTTATTGTTAACAAAGTTAAAGATTTTTTCATTTAATGTCTTTCCAAGAGACGAATTAGCAGAAGTTAAATTACCAAAAATAGATCCTATAAAATCATCAAAAAGAATATCTTTATCTAATAGTATTTCTTGAAATCTTAAGCTTTTAAATATCTCAGTATAGTCAACATCTTCATTCGTTTTAGCGAAATAATAATAATCCTTAGGGTAGATACTAAAACTAACACTTTCACCGGTCAACTGAAAAGTCTCAGACGAGTTTGTAAACTCCGCACTAACTCCTAGCGTAAAAGTATCAAACCCGGAAAGACCGTCATCGTATGTCAGATTACCATAAAACCAGTAGTCTGTATCTATACCGGAGATAGAGCTATTTAGACTGGATATACTATAGTAAGTTGTATTTACTTCTTGATTATTACTATCATATAATCTACCTGTAATACTACCATTTAACGTTAATCCCTTTACCGTATAATTAGATATACTAGTAGGTTTTATACAGAACGGTATAGGCGCTTTTTTAAACTGTACCGGACTTATATTAAAAATTTGTGCCTCGTTGTCTCCCTCTTCTGTTAACCCATTATCATTAATGGTTAAAGAACTTAAATTCGCAGAAAGCGTAGTAGTGCCAACGTTAGCTGTTAAAGATATAGATAAATTATTATTATAATTATTTAGCGAATAATCCAAACTGCTATTTCTACTGAAAATTTTATTTCTATCTTTAAATAAGTCGATTACTATTCTTTCACTTGCAGGTTGATCTGTTAAAAAATAATACGATTCTTTACCTGAAGTACCTACAAACACACTACCAACATCTGTACTTTTAGCACCTACTATCTCATTACCAGATAGCCTTACATATATATTAGATCCGCTAAGGCTTATAAAGGGTATTTCGTTATATTCAAAAGCTGAAAGATTTTCTATATAAGATCTTTCATAAAAAGAGTAATATTTATGTAGGTGATTAAACTTATAAGGTTTAAGATCAAAATAGTTAGGTATTGTTAACCCTGATACAGAATAGAATATATTATTAACACCTTGATAAAACGGAGCTTTATTAGTTATAGTAATAGGCTTTGAAAATTCACCTGCTGATAATGGTAGAGTATTACCTTCTACATCTACTGTAAACGTATTTTCTATATAATCATAAATATTTATATCAGTCGAATAAGAGGCTAATATAGAGTTATTCTCACAATCACTAACTATCATCCTAACTTTATATTTCCCCGGTAACGAGTAAACATGTTTAGCAGTTAAACCTGCACTTACCGTCCCATCACCAAAGTCAAATAACGCTTCAAATTTATTAATATCAGAATAAAAATCTGTAGAAGGTAGATCGGCCTTAAAAGTTAAGGGAGTAATATCGAGATTATAAGAAGAAAGTACACTTTCATTTTTAAAATCCTGTACTTCAAATAGTGCATAAGTTGTATTTATATTACTCATCTATTACTACAATTTTACTAGATAAAGAATTAGGATTAATAAAGTATGGAAACTTAAAATATGGTAACGTTGTGTTTTGATTTACTAACTCTATATCTGCGGTAGGGTATAGAGGGTTATACGCGACTAAAGAAATACCTTTAAAGGAAACATTCTCACTATTATTTCTTGTTTCTATTCTTTTAATACCCTCTATACTTAAGAGAGTTGATGTTAAAGTGTTTAGCGCTAACTCTTGTCCTAAGATATTTACTACCGGATCAAAGAAATTTAAAATAGCAGCGCTTACCTGAGACTTAAGTCTCTCACTGTTTATCTTGTTTCTAGACTCTCTTACAATCACTAACGTTGTATCTTTACTAATTTCTGAAACTACTTCACTTTGATTAGAAATACCTAAATCAAATGCCATATATATTGGATCTCGTGGAACTACTTCTTGCGAAAGACTCTTTCTTTCATTAGCAGAATCAATAATAAGATTTTTAAGAGAATTACTTAAAAATACAGGATAATCACCGTCATTAGTTATTGTGAATCTCGGAACCGTGAATATATTAACGTTATTAAAATCACAACTATCTGCAAAATTAATTTGATTTATTAAAACTCTGTTTGATTTATCCGGATCAACGCAAATATTATAAAAATATTGAATATATTCATTTATAAACGACTGGTTATTAACTACACGCGAATCAATAATTATATTATTGAAACTTTTATCCATAAAGGCTTCATAATCTTGAGTAGAAACTAGTCTTAATTGAGAGTTAAATACCCTTGGAGCGTTTTCTCTAATCTGATCAACAGTCTCTTCCTCTAATACCGGTGAAGAGTTATTAGGGTTATTAAATGTAAGTAAAGAGTTATTAGCTGGTGTAATAAAGGTAGTGGAGTCCTTGTTAGTATAAGTATCGTTAAAGATTTGTCTTTGTCGTGAGCTATCATAAGAAAATAACTTATTACCATTAATTGCGTTTTTACTAATAATACCACGTTGATTGTCAGATAAAATATAATTTACCGATACTATACTACCTTGCGTTAAGATTTTTCCAGAAACACCATCACCAAACTTAATAACAAAATGACCGTTTTCATTAAGTCTCTTTTCAAAAACTCTTTCATTTTTATCTGCAATATAAAGACTATCAACTTCTTTATATTCGTAATATAATTCAGATTCAACTTCCTTAACATATACGCTGATAGTATTATCGGCTATAAATCTACTATCATTACTATCTAATACATTATCTACAACTATATTTAAAGTTTCAAACTCACTTCCTTGTGCTGTGTAATCTGGATATTCACCGACGGCACCCTGATATAGTATGACATTTTCATTTAATACATCTAAACTCTGATCCTTAGCCTCTGATATAGTAAAGCTATAATCTTTAAGCATAGTATATTGTATATTATCTACTAAAAAATATGAATACTTCTTTATGGTGTAATTACCAGTAGTTAATCCGGCTGCCGCTGTTGCGTTAATTGAAGCTAAAGAAGTTTGTTTACCTGACGGTTTGTAGCCAATAGTTTTGACTATCTTATTCATATTCTCATATAACGTCGCTTGATCAAAAGAGACCTCAGTAGCGGTATTGTTGAGATAGAATAATAGTACGTGGTATGAATACGCTACTATATCTATTACAGCGGCTAAATTACTACCTTCAAAATTTTGATCCGTAAACTTTTCATTTTCATTTAATCGTTTTACAATAAAATCTTTTAAACTTACTGCATCAAAAGCTGCGTAAGCATCCTGTGGTAAATTAAAATCCAGAAAATCGTTATTTTTATCAGCCATAATTTTTTAAATGAAGTTATATCCATTACTATTTAATACTGACCTAAGTGAAAGACCGTATACATTTAGTGATGGAACGTTTATTTGTAATTGAATGTTGTATTGTTGCTCATCCTCTAGAGCCTGAACCTCCACTTGTTCTAACTCTATTCTTGGCTCCAAGCTAGGTAACCTACTCTGTATATCTTGTTGTATACTATCTTGTGTAAATACATCTATAGGTTCAAATATATATCTTCTTAAATCAATTCCAAATAACGGATTTAATATTTTTTCTCCAGGTGATGTTAAGAGAGCATTGGCGATACTATTTTTAATAGCCTCTATATCATATAACCCAGCCACATCTTTTAGCTCTTCCTTTCTATTGAGTTGAGCGTTATAAGAGTAAGAGTTCTTTATATCCAAAAATAGATCCTTATAAAGATAATTCTGCTTTATAGCATTTTCATCAGCCTTACTTACTGATACAGTATCTATCTTTATTAGAGCCATGTATATATTTAATGGCTACTTCTTTTTCCACTGCTGCCTCTTTGGACCTCTTTTCTTATATTTTTTACCTTTAATCTTTTTACATGCAGCGTGAGTCGGTCTACACGCAGGATATGAAGAACCTTTCTTACCTGCCTTCTTTCTTCCACAAGGCCCTCCTGTCTTGCAGTTGACCCAACCTTTAAATTTCTTACCGGTCTTCTTATCTGTACGTGTTTTAAACCAGTCTCTTAAATTTTCTAATAGCTGCTTTTGAGTCATTTTATATTACCTCCACGGTTAACGCATTTCTGAACATAACCAGATGCATAAGCTGACGGCCATACGTCATACTTACGTTTAGCTTTAGCCTGACACTTAGCACGAGTCTTAGATACCTTTTTCTTCGTTTCAGCATCCTCTTCCTCACCCTCAGACCTCTTCTTCTTACCACCCTTCATATTAGCACACCAATGATACATCTTACCTTTCTCCCCACCATACTTCTTAGCCCTCTTACGAAGCTCCGTTACAGAGCCCTTACAGCTAGCCCCTGCTCGCTTAACACGACCAGGACTACTTTCTGCATCTTCCTCATCAGAATGCTTAGTCTTATTAAGCTTTTTGCCAGCCTTTTTAGCTGCCTTATAAGCCTTACTACCCTTACGGGCACTCTTACCACCACGCTTCTTCTTAGCGTTGATGTTTTTCCATAAGCTTTCTGTAAAATATTGTTTAAAAGTAT